CTCTTTCCCTACACGACGCTCTTCCGATCTAAAAATAACCCCCCCTTGTCAGTTGTTCCATTTTGTACAAAACTGTAGCAAATTTTTGTGCAAAATGACAGCTTTACAATATGACAAACCTATGCTATACTATAGGTACAAGGTAAGGAAAGGGAGTCCAGTATAGGATAACACCTCGAAAGGTGAAAACAAGTACTTGACAAACTACCAAACCTATGGTACAATATAGGTAAAGAAAGATAGAAATGAATCATGAAAACAGAATAGGAGGAAATAGCTATGAGAAAAGACTGTCAGGCAGAAATCAATAAAAAGGTTGACGAAGTTTGCTATGAAATTTATAACCTCTGTAGGTATGAGGATGCTAGCGAATGGAAACGTTTACGTTCATGTTCTGCATATGTGTGCAAATTAGGTCGGTTCTATATTCTCAAAAGTTATACAACTATTGTAGCTGCCATTGATACAGAGAATGATATTTGCTACGATTTTCTTAGAAAAGTCTATGGCTACACGGCAACATCGTCACAGCATATTATAAAATTCAATAAAGATTACGGTAGAGGAAAATGGGGCTGTGCAGAGCAACTTACATGGAGGGAAGTATAATATGATTTACGATAATATTATCAAGTATGTTATGAACAATGACGAAATTACAGAGTCAAGAAAGTACGATGCATACAAAGCCATTAAAAAAGGATACATCAACATTGCAAAGAATGACTACGAGTATCTTTGCCATACTATCAATGGTACTTCCGATAGCACTGGTCAGTGTGCAATTACACGTGAATACGCAAGAGAGTTACTCAAATACTCAGAAGAGGATATGAATACGATCATTGAAGTTATGATTGCAGAACACATCACCGAACTACAGGGAGGAATGATAGTATTATAACTTGCATAGCCGACAAGCGGCACGGGTGGTGCAAATCCACCCTATGCATTAGAGCAATAAACGCTCAAGAAAAATGAAAACAGAATAGGAGGCAATAACATGAAACCTATGTTGATTACAAACAATCAGCGTAAAATGCACGGACCACCATTATGGAGAAAAAAGAACAGCAAAAAGAGGGTGCATACACGTTGTAAGGCAGATGAGGCAATTACAGCATTTATTTATTACTGCAATCAGTGAAAGGAATGGAATGGAATGAAATACAAGATTAAACTTTATATCGGCGGACATTTATCAATGATTACCTATCGCACAGACGCACTTCAAAATGTATTATCATGCTCAAGAAAAGCAATCACACTTTTTTCAGAATTTGACGAGCGCGTAAAGCTTTGTGTTCTTGACAGCGACGGTAATGGTATAATGTCATATGTAACCGGAAACAAGCCGAAACCCGTTTACACAGTTATCGACCATGTAAACAAGGAACGAAAAACATACTACACAGGTGCATAGTTTTTAGAAAGGAGAAAAAATTTTGAAGAAAAAACTTTTTCGTCTGTTACAAATATTCATAATAGTTGCTCTGATTTACGATATTATCATATTCAGCTACACAGCAATGATTTTTGGATAATGCAGATCGAGTTAGTCTAAACTAACTTCATAACAAAATATTTCAATTAATTGTTAAAAATCACTTGACAAAAACAGTGTTAAGAGCTATAATAAATACAGTAAGAACGTTAGCTCTTACCGCACTGTTAGGGCGGTGCGCCAAACCGCCCACCTCTTGAGCGACAAGCCGACTGAACGCGGGTCATCACCGCGGTCGCTCTTCCAGACGAGTCCTGTAGTCTGGTAAAAATAATTTCCGAAACAAAAATACAAGAAAAGGAGGAAACGGAAATGAGAGAGTCAATGGTAACTCGTACAGTCTTAGGTACGAAAGTAACAGCTATTGCAATGGACACGAACACATGTGAGCCTAGCAATGTAACTTACGAGGTCGGAGGTTCTCACGTCAATGACGAAAAACTTCTTAACAAGGTTCGTAAAGAGCATGATACAGAAGATTTCAAGATCGTTAAAATTGTATGCGTAGAGCCGTTCGAGAAAAGATACGGTATGAAAGAGTCTGACTTTATCGCTCATGCTGATGAGTTAGAACCACTTCCAAAACGCAACTAGCATCTTGTTATAACACAACAAAAATTCAACCATACGTGCAAGAAAGCAGTGTCTTTAAAACAGGCGGCAGACCTTTCCATATCTGCCGCAATTAAACAAGAAAAAGGAGAAAACGAACATGAAAGTATTAAAAGCAAGTAAAGAACTTACAAAAATTGAACAGTATATGCTCACAGTCGACAAAGGTGCAGAATCTATGAAAGACGTTCCGGACGGAACATCAATTCCTGTATCAGTTTGGTGTTACTACGAGGATGAAAAAGAAGATGGCACACTCGCCGAGATTACGGCAATAATGGATACCAGCGGAAAGGTATATGCATTCCAGTCGGCAACGTTTCGTAAATCACTGGAACGTATTCATGATGTGTTTGGCGATGAAGAGTATGCAATTATTAAAGAGTCTGGCAAGACGAAAGCAGGACGAGACTTTATCGACTGCCGCTTAGACTATAACAGTGTACAGCACTAAGCACAAAAAACAAGAAAGGGAGGTTTGATACCTCCTTTTCTTATATCAATCGTAAAGAGAGGTAAAAACAGTGGCAAAGAAAACAAAAAATGGGCAAACAGCAAAACAGCAAGCTATTAACAAGGCATACGCAAAAGAGCGAAATCGTGTTAAGTCATTCGTTAGAAGAGTGGAAAAGCGTGGATATAGTTTTCCAGAATCTATTATTCCATCTATTCCGAAGCGTAAAACCGAAGCCAGTATTCGAAAGTTGAAAAAACTCACGAAAGAGGTGTTGTATTCAAAAGCTTCTTATGGTGGAGAAGCTTCATTTGGTGAAATCGTTTCTGGTAAAGAGGGTTTAAAACTTGAGCGTCAGTTAAGAGCAAAGAGAGCAGCTGAAACAAGAAAAATAAAGAAAGAAGCAGAACAGCGGTTTTGGACTAGCACAGACGGAACTAAAACACCTGTAACAGACGAGCCTGCACTGGCTTATGCAGAAGCTTTCAACGATTTAGTTGACAAGTTAAAAGAAATAATTTCTACCATGGATGTATATTATTACACAACTGTTACTGGTAAAAGAGTACGAAGAAGTCCGAATGTAGCTGAAATAGCTAACAGTGCTCTGAATGAAATTTTAGCTACGTTAGATGAAGTTGTGGCAGATATAGGGTATGGGATAATAAAAACGTTGCCGAAAGAACTACAGCAGTCTTTTAACGTTACAGAAGTTGGAAAGAACAAAGTCGGTCAAGAGTTGTCAAAACACTGGGATGATATTCAGAAATGGCTAGGCGTCATTCACTATGATTCCGACGCTAATTTAGTGCAGGTATCCGCTCAGCATATAATTGCTCTTTTAAGTAATATTTCCGGTTTTACATTGTCTGATTCTGCTATGCGCTCTTTTGAGGATTTAGACGACATGATGGATGACGACTATTAACTTTGAAAAAACGAAAATACCGTTACTTTGTAGGAGACTTCGAGACGACCGTCTACGCAGGCCAAACAGACACCGAAGTATGGGCGGCAGCAACTGTAGAACTTAACACTGAGAATGTCACCGTTTCGCATAGCATCGGTGATTGCCTTAAACAGTTAGCATCATACAAATGTAACATCATTTGTTATTTTCACAATTTAAAGTTTGACGGTTCTTTCTGGATAGATTATCTGATAAAACAAGGGTATCAGCAAGCTTTCATTGACAATCTGTCAGAACAGTACAGCGTAAGTTGGTTGAAAGAGAAAGATATGAACTTTCGTTCTTTCAAGTATTCTATCAGTGACAAAGGCCAGTGGTATTCAATCATAATACGATTGGGCAATGGAAAGTTCATTGAGTTACGTGACTCACTAAAGCTGTTACCATTTTCTGTCAAGACAATCGGTGAATCGTTTAAGCTAAAGCACCGTAAGCTTGAAATGGAATACAAAGGCTTGCGATATGCTGGATGTGAAATTACAGCGGAAGAGATCGAGTATATTAAGAACGACGTTCTTGTCATAAAAGAAGCAATCGAGTTCATGTTCGCAGAGGGACATAACAAGCTTACGATCGGCTCGTGTTGCATGGAAGAATATAAAAACATATTTGAGCGTGAAACGGTATATGAGTGGGATCAGATGTTTCCAAACCTCTACGACTTCAAGATCGACAAGAGTATATATGGCGTTTCTAATTCTGGTGAGTATGTTAAAAGGTCCTACAAAGGCGGTTGGTGTTATGCTGTAAAAGGCAAGACTGGTATTCCGTATGGTAATGGCGTAACTGCTGACGTAAACTCATTGTACCCGTCCATGATGCACTCTGAGTCTGGTAACTATTACCCTGTAGGACTACCTGTATTCTTTCAAAACAGCATTCCAGGCGTTGCGTATGAAAAGTATTTCTTCGTTCGTATTCGAACGCGTTTCTATCTAAAGAAAGACAAGTTACCTTTTATTCAGATAAAAGGTTCATCTCTATACAGAGGAACAGAAGCACTGGAAACCTCAGATGTATACCTCAATGGACAATACCATAGATACATCTATGATGGTAACATGAAGAAAGTTCCAACCACTGTAGAGTTGACCTTAACAATGACAGATTACAAGCTTTTCTTAGAACACTATGACGTTGAGGATTTTGAAATACTAGACGGCTGTTATTTTGAGAAAAAAAGTGGCTTGTTCGATGCTTATATTGACAAGTATAAGGAGATTAAAATGAACAGTAAGGGAGCAATGCGTCAGTTAGCAAAGCTTTTCTTGAACAATCTGTACGGTAAGTTCGCAAGTAGCACAGACAGTTCATTCAAAGTAGCCTATCTGAAAGATGACAACTCAATCGGATTCCGTAGCGTAGAAGCGCACGACAAACAACCTGGCTATATACCGATCGGATCGGCAATAACAAGTTATGCACGTAACTTTACGATCAGAGCGGCACAAGCGAACTATCATGGCGTAGACAAGGCAGGTTTTATCTATGCCGATACAGATAGCATTCATTGCAATTTGAAACCGGAAGAAGTACAGGGAATTAAAGTACACAACACAGCATTTTGTTGCTGGAAACTGGAAAGTAAATGGGATAGTGCTATTTTCACACGGCAGAAAACATACATTGAACACGTAGTTGAAGAAGATCTTGAGTTGAAAGGAAATGAATGGGTTGGTGAGAAAGTAGAGCCATACTATAACGTTAAGTGTGCAGGAATGCCTAGCAAATGTAAAGACCTATTCATTCGAAGCATGGAAGATAAGCAAGGAAAGCCTGGTGACTGGGAAGAGGAAGAGAAAAAGTTCTTATTTGATGAAACTGACAAACCAATTCACAGAGATTTAACAGACTTTACATATGGTCTTACAGTACCAGGGAAGTTAATGCCAAAACGCATTCCAGGTGGTGTACTGCTCTGTGAAACAACGTATAAAATGAGGTGAGTGAAATGACATTAGAAGAACTGAGACTGTATATTGCACCAGCAACATACTGCATGGTGATTGACGTATCAGATCACGACAACGGAAAAGAAATATTCAAAGGAAGATGTGAAAAAATGGTACGTTTTCGTGACGAGCTGAAGCCAGAAAAATATCTGATCTGGAGATTGACTGTAGATAAATTAAGAGGATGGCTTGTCATCCGCGTATACAAGAAAGGTATCTTTAAAAGTAATTAAAAAGAAGCAGGGAGCTTACGAGGTAAGTTATCCCTGCTTCTTGTATATATCTTTAACCACTGAACGCATCACGCCTGCTCGCCTAGCAGTAAATAAGTAAGGCAGTATAGTTTCAACTGGGCACCCTTTCTTATCATGATATGAAACAATGGTAGATACCAGAATCATCTGTACGACAATACAGCCAGTGTTGCTTCTTTGCATTCTAGGTTCTTAAACCGGAACGCTCCCTTGCTGAACAGAAAACGCATATTCATGATGAACATATCGTGTCTCTGTAGCATCAAGTAGTTGATCTGATGATCTTCTGTTGTAACTGTGATCTTGTATGGATAAGTTAAGTCCGGTTTATCATCGACATACACTACGCCTTTTTCTACATACTCCTTAACACCGTACTCTTTTCCATTATAACGAAGTGTGCAAACGTATTTGCATTTTCCTTGCATGGTTTCAACAAAAGAGTAATTGTCATTCAGATATACAGCTTCGGTAGAATACTTCATGTAATCATCATCAGCAAATGCTTTTGCAAAACCGGATTGCTTCATCTCTTCTGCGGCACTGTCAACATAGCCTTGTTCCAACACCCACCCATGACCACGTAGAAACTTCGTATCATCCTGTAGTCTGCCGCCTATCTTCATAGCACTGTAATAAGGGTTCAAGATAGTAACTGGGTTTGACATCATGTAGACGGGAACATACCTTGTCTGTTTTCCCTGTCCACGAGCGATGGATGTATGAATGCTCTGGAATTTTGCCACTTCCCTATCGCAATAATGATTAGTTTCCGATTGAAATTCATCGAATAAAATACGGTCAACGTCGGAAAAGAAGTGTGAATATTTTTTAATCTGATCGGCACTGTTCAATGTAATAGCGTATCCGCATGAACGTCCATCAAGATACAGCTCATGAAATATACCATGAGCAAGTCTCTTGCTCGTCATTTCCATGCTAGGAAAGAACAGGGGTTTCAAATCTTTAAAGAATTTCTCAGACACGTTATCCAGTTCATAGTTGTACCTATAGAGTAGTGCGAACTTTTCTTTGAAGTTTATAAAACGTCTAACAGCAAGCCGTCCAAAGTAAGTAGTCTTGCCGCCTGTCCGGTTTGTTGTGACCATATAAATTTCCGGACGTTGTCCGTCAAGGTCTTTGAGCGAAAGAAGCTTTGTTCCGTCATAATACTTTGGCATTAAAATATTCTTCCTTTTCCAATTATTTGAATCATATTTTTGATTCCAAAAATATTATAACATAAAAGCTTGACAAAAGCAAGCCTAAGTGCTATGATGAAATCACGAAAGAGAGGTGAAGAAAATGGATGTAACATCAATCACGCAGCTTATTGGCTCTCTAGGTTTTCCAATCGTATGTTGTGGTGCTCTTTTCTGGTATATGATGAAAGAAAAAGATGCCCACAAGGAAGAGATGGCAGAGCTGCGTAAAAGCGTAGAAGCAAACACACAGGCTATTAATAACTTGTGCGAACATCTAGGAGGTAAAAACAATGCCTAATATCGAAACAGCGGTAGCATGGGCGGAACAGATTGCCGCCGATGATCGACATGGTTATTCACAGTCACACAGAAACGGACCGGACTATGACTGTAGTTCAATGGTTGGAACAGCGTTAAGCAAGGCGGGATTTGACGTCAGTGAATATAGTACAACGCGCAACCTTGAATCACAGCTTATCAAGTGTGGGTTTAAAAAGTGCCAGGCTCCGTGGAAACGTGGTGACATTCATCTTGCTGCTGGTCATCATGTAACAATGTCAACGGACGATTCACACATCGTTCACGCAAGTCAGTCAGAGAACGGTGGAATTGATGGACAGACAGGTGATCAGACCGGAAGAGAAATATGCATTCGATCTTATTACTCTCTTCCGTACAGTAATCTTGTTCACTATCGTTACAAAGGAAATGATGAACCTCAGAAGCCTACACCACAGGCAATCAAACCAGAATCAGCACATAGTTTTAACCCGAAGATTGCCGGAGCGTATCACACCAATGATCGTTATAAGTTGCGTGTTGGTGCTGGCATGAACAAACGTGTTATTTTAATATTACCAACGGGTACAGGTGTTAGAAACTATGGATATTACACTGGTGAATGGTATCTTGTTAAAGCAGTCGTAGACGGCTGCACGTATACAGGATATGTCGCTAAAGAGGGATTAACTCGTGGCTAACATCAACGCATCATGGTCTTGGGCAGTTGCTACCTGTAACCGATCAAAGGTCGGTTATTCACAGGCTTACAGGGAAGAGCAGACAGTAAACGGAATAACCTACTATGACTGTTCCTCATTTATCTGGTACGCACTTGTTGCGGGTGCTTTCCCCGTCATCAAGACTTACGGTTCCCAACACCCGTTCACTACTTCCGATATGATTTCCGTTCTGCTATCAACGGGATTTACAGAAATTCCTGTTTCGAATGTATGGAAACCCGGTGATATTCTATGGCGTCCCGGACATTGCGAGATGGTATACCGTGGACGGATAACAATGGGAGCGCACACGGATGAAGTGCCACTTGACCAACAAGTAAGCATAAACACTTCGGAATCATCTCCTAGCAACTGGTCACGTTGCTTTAGGTATGGGTCTGGTGGTTCCGGCGTTGGTGCATCTGCTTATGTTGCTGCAGCAATCTGCGGTAACTGGATGCAGGAAAGTACACTGAACCCCGGACAGTGGGAACTAGGATATAAGCAAGGTTTTGGATTAGGACAATGGACCGACAACTCCGAGACGAACAGACGCACACAGTTGCTTAACTGGTTACAGGAAAATGGATACGCTTCAAACGACGGAAATGCTCAGCTTGCGTATTTCATCCATGAAAATATCTGGTATCACTCCGGTGTTGCCGCAAACTTTGACAACTTGTCGGCGTTCTTGTCCAGTACAAGTACAGATCTTTCCATGTTGACCGAAGCGTTCATGCGTGGGTGGGAGGGAATCCGTGATTCCTCCCTTTCCTATCGAATTTCATGCGCAAACACTTATCTTGAGTATTTCAATACCCACGCTTCGGACACACCGGGGGCATGGTACAACGAAGAATCATATGACAACCCGAGTTCCACACTTCTCTCTTTCGGAAGTGAAAGCAATTTAAACAATGCTTTGTTAATATTCCTTTTCTTGTCTGGCGGTGACGACCCACAGTTGCCGCCGATAAAAAAGAAGATGCCTGTGTGGATGATGTGCAGGTATTTCATTTAAGGAGAACAATTATGGCAGTAAGAACAACACAGGAAATTATTGACGCACTGAAAGAATCGTTCGGTGAGTCACCAGACGATGCACACTTAGTCATCCTGGAAGATGTTTCCGATACGCTTACCGATCTGAATGAAAAGTCTGGTGAAGATTGGAAAGCAAAATATGTGGAAAACGATAAGGCGTGGCGAAAACGTTACACTGACCGATTTAGCGGTAAGGCTGACCAGGAACAAGATCCAGACGTAGACGATCCAGAGCCGAAACCGCTAACATATGAAAGTCTTTTTAAGACAGAATAGGAGGATTTAGAAATGCCTAGAAGAATTGCAAAATCAACATTACAGGCATCAACGCTTGACATCTTGAATGCTATTCGTCAGAATGCATCCTATGATTATCAGCAGTCTGTGCCAGTTGTCGCAAAAGCAAGCGACATTCCAAAAGTAGGAGAAGTAATTTGTGGAACACCAGCTTTCTCAAATCAGTTCATTAACTCTATCGTAAACCGTATTGCCCTTGTTATGACAAAAAGTGCTACATTCAACAACCCGTATGCATCACTCAAAAAGGGGTATCTTGAGTTCGGCGAAACTGTAGAAGAAATCTTTGTACAGATTGCAAAGGTTGTTGATTACACCCCGGAAAAGGGTGCGGCTCGTGAATTTAAGCGTACACTCCCGGATGTAAAATCGGCATTCCATGCAATGAACTGGCGTGTTATGTATCCGGTAACAATACAGGACGAGGATTTACGTCTTGCTTTCTTAGCAGAATCTGGCGTACAGGATTTAGTTGCTAAAATTGTGGAATCTGTTTACAAGGCGGCTGAGTATGACGAGTTTCTTCTTTTCAAATATCTGCTCATTAAGGCTGTATCTCATGGCAAGATGTATCCAATGTCTATCGGTGCTGGAACTGATCTGAAAGAAGCTGGTGAAGTGTTCCGTGGTGCTTCGAATGATCTTACATTCATGAAAACAAAGTACAATGCATCTGGTGTTCGTACAACTACGCCGCGTGAAAATCAGGCTATCTTTATGGACAGTTGGTTTAATGCGAAGTACGATGTTGACGTACTTGCCGCCGCATTCAACATGGACAAAGCAACCTACACAGGAGCATTACATCTGATTGACGATTGGACATCATTCGACAATGAGCGGTTCGATGTTATTCGTGATAACTCTGACGGTCTGGAAGAAGTAACAGAAGATGAACTGGCTCTCATGAAAAATGTAAAGGCTGTTCTGCTTGATGTAGACTGGTTCCAGGTTTACGATAACAATGCAAAATTCACCGAGCAGTACTCTGCCGCTGGATTATACTGGAATTATTTCTATCACGTTTGGAAAACAATTTCCAGTTCACCGTTCTCCAATGCGATTGTATTTGTTAGCGACACGGCTACCATTGCACCGAAAGAATCTTACACCGTGAAACTTACTGGAAAAGATACCAGCGACGCTGCAACGGTATTTACACTCGGTGTACAGGATGGCGAAGCTACTCTCGTACAGGGTACTTATCAGTTTAAGCAGACCAAACAGGCTACAACAGATGGCATTGCTGTTCTTCCGTATGGTGCAATCATGATTCCAGCGACATCGGCATCTAAGTCAGTTACGCTGTCGATGGATATTAATGGCGTAGAATATACCACGGAAACGGCAGTTAATTCTGCTTCAGAGGTTGGTTCAACAGTTGTACTGACTAAGATTTAATAATTTTAATTATACGCTATCCATCTATAATAGGTGGGTAGCGCTTTGAAAAAAGGAGTAGTTTATGTATATTTCTCCGAATACAACTATACGTTTATTACACAACGTTCCGCTTGAGCCGTCCTACGATCACACGATCTACTTTGACTCCGAAGCAAAGCAGTCCAACTACTTTATCAGTAAACAGAAACGTGCTTTCACAAAGAACACCTATCAGCGTCACACACGTAATACCATGAAAGTAGGCGTGTTGGCTGATGAAATCTACGATTGTAACTACATGATGTTCCAAAACACAGCTTATGGAAACAAATGGTTCTATGCATTTATTACTTCCATCGAGTATGTGAACAATGTTACATCTATTGTAACATATCAGATTGATGTGCTGCAGTCGTGGCTGTTTGACTTTACACTAGGACAGTGCTTTGTTGAGAGACAGCATAGTGAGAGTGATGGATATTTTGAGAATCTCGTTCCAGAAAATCTCGATTTAGGTGATTACACAGTAGAGAAAAAGACTGTGGTTGACTTAAACGCAATGTCAATCGGCCTTTATTACACACAGAGAGCTGATGGAACTGTGGCAGATCCGAAAACACGGGGCAAAATCTTTTGTGGACTCGGACTTGAATCTGGCATTCGCGCTTCAGATTCTGGATCAATAACATCAGAAATTAAGAATTGGATTGACAAAGGAAAAGAAGATGCTCTCATATCAGCGTTTCAATACCCATCATTTCTTGACGAAGATGGTTCTTCTCAAACCCCAGCAGGTGGGTTGCACGAAAAAACCGTTCCTGTTTACAATAATATAACTCAAATAGATGGATATGACGTAAAGAATCGCAAACTCTTTTCTTATCCATTCTGCAAACTTGTACTATCAAACAATGCTGGTAGTCGTGCCGAATATAGATGGGAACAGTTTAAATATTCTGAGGAATCTCATTCACTTGTCAATTTTAAATTGGCTGGTTCAATCGTTACAACACCGACAGTTACTCTTTACCCAATCAACTATATGGGTATGGACAGAAACTATGACCGTGGACTTGTACTATCAAACTTTCCAACGATTGCATGGTCTGGCGATGCGTGGAAAGCCTGGTGGGCACAAAATAAAGGAAGTGTTACGTCTGCCATGCTTGCAAGTGCTATGACGACCGTTGCATCTGTAGGAACATCTGCTATGAACGGAAATGCAAATGGCGCCGCAGCAACTGCTATTATGGGTGAGCAAAATCTATTCAATCAAGCTTACGCTATTATGGGTAAGAAACAGGATTTAGAAAATACTCCACCACAATCGCACGGTCAGATCGAGTGCGATTCATTAAATGCTCAGATGGGTAAAGTTCAATTTACTTTTGAACACCAGACAATTCGCGCACCGTTTGCTAAACTGATTGATGACTTCTTTACCATGTTTGGATATGCACAGAATGCTCTGATGACACCTAACTTACACGCTAGACCTCATTGGACTTACATCAAAACAGTTTCTTGTGTTCTCACTGGTACATTGCCATCCGATGATGCAAGAGAGATTGTAAGCATCTTCAATAATGGCATTACATGGTGGAGGAACGGTGACGAGATCGGTGACTATTCACTTAATAACAGACCAACAAACTAGGAGACTTGACAATGGGAAAAAGAAAAACAAATTTTGATGAGTCACTCTTAGGTAATACAGCTACATATGGGCAGTACCTACGTGTGCTGTCTGAACTAGCTGTTTCCATGTTTGAGTGGAAGAACGTACCAGACAGTATAGATGTTCGTTATCTTGAAATGCAGTTGTTTTTAACAGGGGTGGCTGTTTGGTTCAAAGATGAAGAACTGGAAAATCAACCACAGTTATGTTTATCTTGTCTGCCAGCAGGTAACTTTGATGTGTATGGATACCCGACTAGAAGAACAGCTTACTCACGTTACAATGGCTATAACAAAACTTTATCAAACTCTGACAGCGTTATTATCTACAATAACTTTTTACGAACACCATCTGTAGTCGACTCCATGATTTATGCCGAACGCCTGTACAATCTTGATCGAATCATTGACGTAAATGCAAACGCACAGAAAACACCAATTCTGGTGCGCGCTACAGAAAAACAGCGTCTTTCTTTGATTAACTTGTACAAAGAGTATGACGGTAATTCACCTGTAATTTTTGGAGACAATGATCTTGACCCAACTGCGCTTAGAGCTGTTACTACCAATGCGCCATTCGTTGCTGATAAAATCTATGAACTGAAAACACAGTATTGGAACGAAGCGTTGACAAGACTAGGTATCAGCAATATCAACACGCAGAAAAAAGAACGAATGATTACTGATGAAGTATCTCGAAATCAAGGTGGAGTTGTAGCGTCTCGATATTCCAGACTGGAAAGCCGCCGTACTGCAGCAAATAAAATTAATCAGATGTTTGGCACAAACATAACGGTTGAATATCGACAGGACTATCAGATTCCAGAAGTGGAAGATGTGAATAACTCTGTGAATAACACCGGAGAGGATGGTGAGACTGGTGAGTAAATACACAACCGAAGTAAGATTCATCTGTGAAACAGAAGCAGGATATTCAGAGAGTCAAGGAGCATCTAACATTAATGCGGTCATTGAAAAAAGCTGGAACAAAATTTTCGGCGATTTTCCTATCTATGATGAAACGTATCGAAAAGTCCTGTGTTGCAAGATTCTGAAACACTTTTACCTCCGTGAGATTGCATCTGAAACGGTTGGTATATGGAAGATGTGGCTAACTGAACGTATGAACATGATTATGCCATACTACAATCAGTTATATAAAAGCGCAACACTTGAGTTCAATCCTCTGTATGATGTTGACTTAAACACTACTCATAGTCTAAAAGACGCGGGTAATAACAGTTCAACACTTCATGACGAAGATAGCAACACGAGAACTGATAACCTTAGTTCTCTAAGAACTGACAATCTGAAACACACAGACGAAAACAATCAGTGGAATAAGTTTTCTGATACACCTCAAGGTGCGTTGACTGGTGTTGAAACTGGTGCATATCTAACTGATGCTAGAAATGTAACAGATAAAGGTAGTTCTGCTGATACTGGTACTCAGAAACTTGATAACACTGGTACACAGGTTAATGCAGGAACGTCTGATTCTAAAAGTACTGGAAATTATAGTTCACTGAAAGAATACTCGGAGCACGTACAGGGTAAGAGAAGCGGAACATCTTATTCTAAAATGCTGATTGAGTATCGAGAAAGTATGCTGAACATTGATCAAATGATTATGGATGAACTGAAAGATCTGTTCTTCCTGTTATGGTAAGAAAGGTGTATGTCATGAATAAAAGTATTAAACCGAATGATCCTGCTAATTTTACACCAGAAATGGGTGATTATACACCATTGCAGCCGTTTAGATATTGGTGCCAAAAAGTACTTCCGTTAGTATATGACGGTAGTTTAAGCTATTATGAACTACTTTGCAAAGTAGTTGACTATCTGAACAAGACAATGGAAGATGTTGAAACGTTGCACGGTGATGTAAATAATCTTCATACAGCTTATGAGGAATTGCAGAATTATGTTAATAACTATTTCAGTACGCTTGACGTACAGGAAGAGATTAACAAAAAACTTGACAATATGGTAATTACAGGTAAACTTACTTCGTTAATTTTGCCTTACATTAAATCATCGCCTGTTATTGTCAATTCACTAGATGAAATGACAAATCACAATTACATCTATTTATTATCTACGGATGGATATTTATATTCATGGAACGGTAATGGCTTTGCGAAAAGCGGAATAAATTATGGCTATCCTACAAATGCCTATGTTCAAAAACCATATCGTTTTATGACTAGCAATGATTTAATTTCTTCTCTTAATGAGTGCGGAAGTTACAGTGTAGGTGTAAAAGATAGCGATAACGCTCCGGCTGATATGCCCCCGGGTTGGACTTACGGAAATTATATGGTGGTTGTTGATGGCTATATGGGTGGTGATAAATCAAACTTTATTCAAAATATGTACAGGAGCGGAGAAAAACGCTACAATTACCGTATAATCAATAACAATAAAG